CACGCAAATGCTAAGTATGTTTATTAGTCCCGAATATATTTAGATAAAAGTCCCCGGAGAAATTGCCTGCTCGTATTCCGCGAAAATACTCCCTCCATTTTTTCATTTCACGCTATCGCTCTCAGGCTTACGGCCTTCGGCCTACAGCCATTCGGAAATAAAATAAATGGAACCTTCCGTATTCTCTTGGAATACCAGTCGCTGCGCTCCTTCTGCGCCCCAATTTACTCCTGTTAGTTGTTAGTCCCGTATCAATTTTGTGGACTAAAAGAACAAATCATCTTTCCATCTTTCAACTCAAGGATTTCACATCCAAGGTCTTCAAGAATCATTGCCGCAACATCTTTGTAGTCTTCAAGTTGCTGTTTAAGCTCAGCGTCGGATAAGCTTTGGTCAAAAGCAATATCAAACAGCGAATTGGCAATCGCATTGGTTAACGAAAGCCTTATTTCAAAAGGATTAGTAGCCATTGACAGAGCCTATCATGGGTGATAAGCTGCTTTTGGCGATAATCAACTCAACACAAGGAGAATACGAACATGTCATCAGCGCCAGTAACAATAACCGGGAACCTAACGGCGGACCCAGAAATCCGTTATTTTGACTCAGGAGCAGGAAAGCTTTCTTTTTCCGTAGCAGTCAATAACTTCTGGACAGACGCCAAGGGCGAAAAGCAGGAAAAGACTTCCTACTTCAATGTAATCGCATGGCGAAACCTTGCCGAAGATGCAGTACGAGTTCTTGAAAAGGGAATTCGTGTGACCGTGACCGGTCGTCTTGAGCAAGAAACATGGGACGACAAAGAAACAGGTAAGAAGCGTTCAGCAGTGAACGTTCTTGCAGACGAAATCGGTATTTCTGTTCGCAACATTGAGACATTGCAGCGCAAAGCAAAGGCAGAGAATGCTTCTGGCAACCCTGTCAACGCTCGTCCTGCACAGAAAGCACCAGCACGAGCAGGCGCTCGTCCAGCTACAACCCGCAATGACTTTGATTCATTCGGGGAAGAGCCTTTCTGAGCCTGACATTTGGCAGCCTCTTCGCCGGAGTCGGCGGTTTCGACCTTGGGTTTGAAGCCGCCGACTGGCAATGCCGGTGGCAAGTTGAATGGGACCCCGCATGCCAGCAGATACTTAAGAAACACTGGCCAGACATCCCTAAATATCTTGATGTTAGAGATGTTAAAGGCAATGAAATAGAACCAGTTGACTGCATAAACTTCGGTAGCCCGTGCCAGGACCTCTCCGTGGCTGGCGTCCGAAAAGGCCTCTCTGGTGAGCGCTCTGGTTTATTTCATGAAGCAATAAGAATTATCAAGGAGATGCGTGATGCAACAAATGGACAATACCCACGACTCGCAATCTGGGAAAACGTTCCCGGAGCACTTACTTCCAACAAGGGTGCTGACTTTGGGGTCGTCCTCGATGAAATGGCCAAATCAGGGTGCGTGGCGCTTGACTGGGCAATCCTTGATGCTCAGTACTACGGAATCGCCCAGCGACGGCGCCGCATCTTCGTGTGTGCTACATACGATATTGGTGCCGCAGAGCGAAGTCCCCTCCCGTTACTACCTGTCCAAGAGGGCATGCGAAGGCATTCTCAGAAGGGCAGACAGGCGAAACAAGAAGTTGCCGGAAAAGCTTCGTCAAGCACTAGAAGCAGTAGCGAACAGGGAGTCTTAGCATTTGAGAACAGCGGTTTTGCTAAATGGCAAGAAACCGACAAAGCTCTAACATTGCGAGCCCGTGACGCAAAAGGCCCTGGAACAATTGTTACAAATGAAGAAGTTTATTCCTTTGACACCCAATTCGGCTCAAATGCAAATGTATTTACAGACCATTCACCAACACTCAAAGCTACACAGCAGTCACCAAGTGTTGCTTACGAAAACGATGATTCACCAATAGTGTTCCACCCGCACAGACAGGATGGGGTTCGCTTGCAGGGCGACACCATCAACACATTGACTGCGTTTATGGGCACTGGTGGCCTAAACACTCCAATGGTCGCACAAAACGAAGAACTCAATGACGGGATAGCAATGACACTTCGTAGTGGTGGCGACGGTGGAGTGCCGTCAAGCAGGGGTGAAAACCTTGTCATTGATGCAATTGCTTACGATGAATACAACGACAAGCTTATTGACGGCGGCATACATCATGCAATCAGGGCTGGTACAAAACAGTCAACCGGGGTGTTGCAGAACATGGTGGTTAGACGCCTTTTGCCAAAAGAATGTGAGATTTTGATGGGCTGGCCCGTGGACCACACCAGATGGCGTGCAGACGGAAAAGAACAGCCCGATACAGCTAGGTATAAGCAAACCGGTAACGGAGTAGCTGCACCAGTAGCAGAATGGCTTGGAAAAATTTTTAAAGGAGTATTGGATGAATCAACAATCAGTTAGTGAATTGCCACGAACATGGAATGACGCATCATTGCTAGCACTAAAAAAAATACTTCCTGCAGATGAAGAATTGAGTTTTGTTGGTGACACTATATTGAGGCTGGTTTCTTCTTTTGACGAATCGAGCAACGCAACCGTAAAGATGCTCCGAACCCATCTTGATATTTTTATCAATGAGATGTTTTACGACGACAAGAAGAATGCTTCAAGTGAATGGAAGTCAATAGGAAGGCTTGCAAACATGCTGGCTTATTCTCTTGGATTCAATCTAACCATTCCTTATGTGCATGAGGTTTTGTGCCGGAAGCAACATGACTACGGCCACTCAAACATTCAGCGTTTCGGTAGAGCCGGCCTTATGGTCAGAGTTCATGACAAAGTTGCCAGACTTGAGAACCTCATAGAGAACAACTCAACACCCAACAATGAATCAATCCAAGACAATGTTATGGATGTAATTGGCTACGCAGCCATTGGTATTATGTGGGAATCAGACACATTCATGCTGGAGCTAAAATAATAGAAGAAGTACCAGACACGCCGACGCGTGATTTAGTGCACAACGGAAATGGTTGGCACGGTCTGCCGTTCTATTTGACATCATGCGGACTTCAAGATGCAACCTACATTGTCACTTATAACAAAGATTTAGTCACTTGCAAGCAGTGTCTAAAAGTGATTAGCGGTTGAAACCTCGTTTTAGGTAGTCAAGAACAAGCTGGCTAGACGACTCGCTTTCTTCACCATACGAACCATCTACGGCCGCATTAACGATGTGGCGCTTTGACTGTATCAAGTCATAGATTTGTTCATCAACTGTGTCAACCGCTATAGCATATGTAACCATCACTGAGCCTTTTTGCCCAAGTCTGTGACATCGACTATAGAGCTGGTCAACATCAGCCGGAGTCCATGGGAGCTCCACGAACAGCACTTTTTGAGCAGCGGTTAGAGTGTGGCCGGTCTTGGCTGCTTGCATTGACAGGACTATTACAGGGGCTTCTTCGGTGGACAGGTTTTGGAACATCTTCTTTGCCTTCTCAACATCTTCAACATCCATCCCACCCTGTATTTTTAAACCACCAAACTCATTAGCCAAATAGTCAACTACATCACGATGGTGAGCAGCAATTACAACTTTCTCACCAGCTTCCACCTGAGTCTGCACCCATTCTTTAATTGATTCCATCTTCCCTTTTGCTGCCAACCTACGTAATACAGAAAGTTTGACCAAGTGAACATTTGACTCGGCTTTTATTTTTGCTACAACCGCAGCCGAATAAGGAGATTTTCCGATTTCTAAAGCAATCTCTTTTGCTCGCTGAACAAGGTATTCAACAATATCGTCTTCAGCTTTTTTATATTCAGCTCGATGCTTATCTGAGAGATTAATAACATGCTTATCATGGATTACATCTGGCAGTTCTGGAAGCACTTGTTCCTTTGTGCGTCGTATGTAACAAAGTGAGCGAAGTATCTCATTGAGTTCCTCTAAGTTTGTAGCACCGGATGTATTCCAATGTCCCCATTTGTCTTTAAAAGCTCCGCAATAGCGTCTATAGAAGCCCCAGGTGCCACCAAGCTCGTTAAGCCTGCCAATGATGTCTAATTGACTTGCGTACTCTGCTGGCCTGTTCGTCACTGGTGTACCGGTTAGACATAGAACCAAACCAGATTTTATTGTTTTTGAAATCTTTATTGCAGCTTTTGTGCGCTGTGCTGTTGGTGTTTTGAGGTAGTGAGATTCATCGCAAATAAGAGATTTGTAACCTTTTAAACTCTTCACCCAATGGCTTATGTTTGCATACCCAATAACTACTATGTCGTGCTCTTCGCTCGGAAAGGTTGAGCGGTCAACTACAACGCTTGCTTTTCTAGATGGTATCCATTTTTCTACTTCTGACTTCCAGTTAAGAACAAGATTTGACGGACACATAACTATTGCTGGGTATACATCTTCTCCAAGCGAAGCAGAGTACTCAAGTGTTGCCAATGCTTGCAGTGTTTTCCCAAGACCCATGTCATCAGCAATGAAGCACCTTCTTGTCTGATGAGCATAGGAGACTCCAGCCATTTGATATGGAAGTAGTGAGCCAGAAATGTTTGGCACTAACAGCACGGCACTATGAGCCCGTGATGCATCTGCTCGTTTTTTACTAACCTCAGCAAACTCTTCCGCATCAAGATGTAGTTCAGCCGGTACATCTATTTTAAAGATTGCAGCCCATTGAATTGCTTCACGAACAGCCGTTCTAGGCACTCTCCATGCTTTTGACTTTGAATCCCATGTAACACCTGGGAGTTGTTTTACTGAGCGAACTTTTACTTGGTCGTAATTAAAGCCAAGATAAATCCAGATATCGTCGCTCCACATGCCAAATGACTTGTTCAATCGTTTTGGTTCATCAAAAAGCATTATTGATGTTTCAACTTCAAAGTCATGAAGGATTGCAAAATCTCTAATTTCAGAAAGAGATGTAGCAGGAGCACGCCAAACACGGGCGAGCTTGTCCCATTTAGCCCCAGGTATCTTCTTAATCGCTGCGACCTCGTCTGGGTCGTATGGAAAGTCGATTACTAGATGGTCGTCATTTAGCCAGAGTCGTTTTTCGTTCATCGCCTGCGACGCAACAAGATTTTTCGCTCGTCTTCAGTCTTTCCCCCGTAGATGCCAAACTCAATTGAATTATCAAGAGCATACTTGAGGCACTCTCCACGAACAAGGCAAATTCCACAATAACCAAGAGCTTCAAGGCGCTGTTTGCGATTGCGCGGGAAGAATGTGAGCGTATTTGCACTAATGCACGCACGTGCTGAACGCCAGGTATCGCCTGAGTAAATCATAAAGCTCCTTTAATACGGGTGTTGAGTCAATATACACACTCCACTGGCCTGTTGCAACCCGTAAGGCATATTCACAGGTGGAACAATAAGGAATACAATAGATATATGAGAGAAATCACGCAACAAGAGTTTGACGCAGTCCTCACGGAGAGACCGACGCCAATGGTCCTTGATATTTGGGCTACATGGTGTGGACCGTGCCAATACATGGCTCCATTGCTTGAAGAGCTGAGTACTGCTTATGAAGGTCTAATACGGTTTGTTAAATCTGATGTCGACAAGAACCCAGACCTAGCAAAGCGCTTCAATGTGATGAGCATCCCAACTCTTTTGATATTTGCTGATGGCGAAGTTGTTTCAACAATAGTTGGAGCTGCCGGACCAGACTTCATTATCACAGAACTTGAAAAAGTTCTATCAGCTGAGTCATACGAAGATGAGTGACGAAATATCTCTTTACCCAGTAGTCATAAGAGAGGCACGATATTCCGGTGTTTACGAAGGTGGAAAGTGGTTTGCCATAGCAGAGTATTCGGGTGAGTCAGAAGCCCTAGAGGCCTACATACACGGAGACGATTGTGATGCATTGGACTTCTGGGATTCAGAAGAATCAAAGATGATTGGTGTAGGTAACACACCAGACGAAGCACTTAAGGACCTTTACCTAAAACATGGCCTGATAGATGAAGAGGCGGTTTCTGTTGAGGAGGCTAATAACTCATTTGACTTCTCACCAAAGAGCCATGAGACCCATAAGGAGTTCAGCTTTAGGTGGAGGGAGTCATTGGGTAATGACCTAGAAAACGGAATTTACAAGTTGAAGGGTGGGGGATTCTCTGGTGACTGAAGCATGTCATAAAAACCTTCAACAACTCCAGAAATGCTTTTCTCTGCTTCGACCCGATTCTCTTCTTCTTCAATTTGTTCAATGTCTGCGAGTATTGAGTTAGCTTGATGAAAGGCAACAACTAATTGAGATTTTTCATTTTCGCTCAACGAACGACCATTGAGTGTAGTTTTTAAATCTCCGTTTTCGTCAATTGCAACAGCAAGCCGCTTACCTGCATTAATCATTCCAAGCAATGCTTCAGTGATTAATTCTGCTTGGAGTTTAGACAAGTTAAACTCAAATGAAAATATCATCGATTTTTCCTAATCTTCATTCCGTCACAATGCGGTCCTGTGTCATAGTCATTGTAACCATTGCTTTGACTTGGTTCTTCATTGAATGCTTCATCAAGCATTTTTATTGTTTGGTCTACAAGAATTGATGTTTCTGCATCAAAGGCAAACCCGTGGTCTCGTATAACAGCAACACGTCGGAGAACATGTGCGGACTGAGCTAGAACTGAGTCAATGTGGGCTTTATTATTCTGCATATTGCCTAGTGCTTTCTGCAACTTCAACAGCAACAATAAAAGCCATAATCTGAGAAGTAAGTTTTTGGTTTAAGAAAGATTCAGCTTGACTGCCGAACATGGAGCCAGCAAATTCACTTTTATTAAAATCAAACACTGGAGTTCCGGCGTCCGAGTACTTGTAGGAAGTGAAGTTTGTAGCGAGATTGCCACAACTGTCAAAGATGACTGTTGATAAGCCCTCAGAAAGCGAACTTTCTAGTGGGTTTTCGTTGAAAATCTGTTGCAGGTTCTTGTCTGGGTATTTTTCTTTCATTTTTTTCATCTGGCTAAGAGAGTCGTCTTCATTCTTGCCGCCGACAAATGCAACTACATCAGAAATGATTCCACCCCATATTGGGGCCACCAAAACATCTTTATAAACGTTCATGAGCCAATCAAAAATATGGTCACCAGGAGCACCATCTTCTGGGTCAATCTGCACAACGCCCACTTCTTCTTCAAGTGGGTTGTCTTTGCTAGGAACCGCATAGAACAGGACTGCTGGGGTGTCCACGGGTCCCTTGTCCACCTTGCTACCCAGAAGCTTGGTTGCCATCATCATCTGGATTGCTTGGTCTGAAAATTTAGTGAGGAATTCTTGGGTTTTTGGGGGGTAAATTGTTGTCATGGCAAAAGAGTACAGCCGCTTTTCTGGAATTGCAAGTATTTTTACTAAAGTGTGGCTGTGCGATAATTAAGTGGAGGAAAAATGGCTCACGAACTAGATAAAACCAAAAATGGTCGGATTCGGATGGCCTACAACGACCGTCAGGTGCCTTGGCATCGACTTGGGACGCCCATGAGAGGGCTCCAGACGATGGAGGCGATGCTTGAAGCCGCCAGCGCAAACTACGATGTTGTCCTCACCAAGGTTGCAGCTGTTGACGACTCAGGAGAGCTTATTAGAAACTCAGACGGCTCAGCAGTCATCATCAATGACAGTAGAGCAACTCTTAGGCAGAATTTTGATGGTTCTTTTGATTCCCTTGCAACAGTAGGGACAAGATATGAGGTCAGACAGAACAGCGAGGTCTTAGAAAGAGCTCTCGCAGTTGTGGGAGCCTCAAAGGGTGATGCTGTTGTAGATACCTGTGGGTGCCTGAAAGGCGGTTCAAGATTCTTCGCAACGATAGACCTTGGTCCATTGGTTCTTGATGCGGCAGGAGTCAACGACAAGCTTGATAGATACTTGGTCATATCAGCAGGTCATGACGGAGTGTGGCCAATCAGATATTCAAACACTGAAATAAGAGCAGTATGCAACAACACTGTGGTGCTTGGCGAAAGAACAGCAAGAAGGGTCTTTACAGCAAGACATACAAGAAATGTAGACACAATCATTGACGATGCACAAGAAGTTCTTGAGATATCTACAAGATGGGCTGACGAATTCACCCGTAGCGCTGAGCAATTGCTTTCAATAAAGACACCCGTATCTGCTGTACCTGATTCAGTGTTAAAGATAGTAGCTCCGTATCAAAAAGCTGAAACAAAAAGACAAAGAGAGCATCGCAATTCAATTGAAGATGCAATCAACTCGATTTATAAAAACGAAAGAAATGCTGCCGGGTATGGATACAACGCATGGTCTGTATATAATGCTGTTTGTGAATACTTAGACCACTACAGATTCACTAGTCCGGAAGAACTTGCAATAGCGAGTATGGATGAAAATTCCTCTGCAACAAAAAAGAAATTAGCAGTACAAAAAGCATTGTTGGGCACATAGAAATGGAAGACTGGGAACCAATGGACGAAGAATTTGAAGATTATTCTGAAGTTGACCCGATAGCTGCAGAAGCTGATTATCTTGATGCAATACAAGAGATGATTGAAGATTCTTCATTTCAAGACCCAAGCGATAACCCGTTTATGGCCGAAGCAACTGACTACTCAAACATGCTTGATGTCTATTGTCAGATGATTTCTGAACGAAAGTTCAATCGAATGGTGCAAGAGCTGAAAGATACAGAAGGAGACCGTGGGGTCATACAGCTTTTGTTTGCAATTGAAAAAGCAACCGGATGGCACATGGAGATAATGGGCTCTCGGGCAAATGTTGATGACGAAATGATTAATAAATATAATAAATTTGACCCATACGCATGGGAAAAAGTCAAGAACAGCGATGAGTGGCAAGAAGCTATTTACAAAGTCGCATACATCTCAGGTCGAGCCATGGATTTAGCAACACAACAAATCGCAGCTCCATACGGCAGAGATGATAAAACCAGAGCTTCAATCAGGAAATTTCTTTGGTCATCATGGAAAGCACTTGACGCGAGGTTCAGTAAGTAATACTCTTTCTGTCCATGACTTTGGATGAAAAAAAGAATCAGCAGTTCAACGGCAGACATGAATCGCTAAACCTTTTAGGTCCACCAGATTTCCCCAAAGGTGGAGCATGCACGTCTCATCCAACAGAATGGTTTTTCCCAGATTCGCCCATAGGGAAAGAAGAGATTGAGAAGATAAATAAAGCTAAAAGCATCTGTGCCATATGCCCAATACAGATGGAATGCCTTACTTACTCAATGGAGTGGGAGCCTTTTGGAATATGGGGAGGTATGACAGAAAGCCAACGAAAATTCCTCCGACAGAAGATGAGTTTCAAAACACGCCGATACGATGAGACAATCAGACTCCAGAACCTAATGAGCACATAATGACTTACATATCATCCCCGACAGTTTCAAATTTCCTTGGCAAGTTGCAGGGCGTACGTGGTGGAGACGGCCAGTGGCAAGCTAGGTGCCCGTGCAGGAACGATGACAACAATCCTTCCTTGTCAATAAAAGATGACAATGGGAAGGTTGTTGTTTACTGCCACAGAGGCAAACCGTGTAGCGCCGCTGAGATTTGCGATGCTGTTGGTTTGACGCAGAAAGACTTATTCCCCCCATCTTCGACATTTGACAAGAACAGCAAACCAAAACAGCGGCTTGTAAAAACTTACAAATACATTGATGCTGATGGAGAGCTTGCGTACGAGAAGCAACGGTTCTTGCGTGAAGACGGAACAAAGTCTTTCCTTCAGCGTCGCCCCAACCCAGAAAAAAGTGGAGATTGGCTTTACTCGCTCTCTGGAATCAGCAAGATTCTGTACAACCTCCCCGCAGTCATTGAGGGAGTGAAGAACAATGACCCGATTTGGGTTGTTGAGGGTGAGAAAGATGCAGATGCGCTTATTGAGCTAGGAATTATTGCCACAACTGGCCCGGGTGGTGCAGGTAGGAACAAATGGGAGGATGGATTTACAAAGACTCTTGCAGGAGCCCATGTCGAAATTGTTTCTGACAACGATGATGTTGGTAAGTCTTTCGCTATGGATGTTCGTGTAAAGCTAGACGAAGCTGGGTGTACCGGAGGTGTATGGTTGCCGGCTTCAGGCAAAGACACATACGACCACCTTGCTGCCGGAAAGACTTTTGACGATTTCATTCCCCTGTCCGACTATGTGGAATCACCCGTAGAGGAAAAAGAAGAAGAACCATCTCAGATGGATTCAATTCTTGTAAAGATTAACGACATCTTTGATTCAGAGAATTTGAGTGACTCCCAAAAGCTCAATCGTGCAAGCATTGCTCTTACATCAATGACCATCACTGAGCGAACAGATACTGGACGCCTTGTTAATTGGGAAAGTTTTATTTCCGAAACAGACAACGACAGCTTTGATTGGGTAATACCAGGTCTGCTTGAGCGGAAAGAGCGAGTAATCGTAGTTGCGGCCGAAGGTGTTGGTAAGACAATGCTTGCCCGTCAGGTGGCCATTCTCTCGGCGGCCGGAGTCAATCCATTCACATACCAATCAATGCCTCCAATTAGGACATTGACAATTGACCTTGAGAACCCAGAGCGAATTATCCGACGCACATCTCGTAGCATTATGAACGCAGCTATAGCCCGTACGCAACTGATGAATGGCAGGCGTATTGAGCAAGTAGAGGCTCATCTGTTGATTAAACCAGCCGGAATTGACCTCCTGAGCGTTTCTGACAGGCTTTTGGTTGAGGAGACAGTAGAGCGCACAAAGCCCGACTTGCTTGTGATTGGGCCGTTGTACAAGTCGTTCATTGACTCTGGTAATAGGACTAGCGAAGCTGTAGCCGTAGAGGTGGCTCGCTTTCTTGACTACATCAGGGACCAGTTCGGATGTGCGCTGTGGCTCGAGCATCACGCCCCACTTGGCACAAGCCTTACAACCCGCGAGCTTCGGCCGTTTGGTTCAGCAGTGTGGTCTCGTTGGCCTGAATTTGGTATCTCATTGCAGCCCGACCCAACATCAATGGAGGGATATGTCTACGATGTGAGACACTTTAGGGGTGGCCGCGATGAGCGCCCGTGGCCTACTAAAATGAAACGTGGGAAGATGTTCCCGTTTGAAGTTCTTGAATACATGAAAGCTGGATGAGTGTCTAAAAACGAAGGTGGGCTGACAAGGGAGTTTCTTGCTGAAAGAGACTTGCGTATATTCAAGCTAAGACAAGCTGGAGTTACCCATACCGAGATAGCCCGTAGGTTCGGCATGACGAGTCGTGCTGTAGGTACTGCAATAAGAAGACAGCTTGAAAAGCTCAACTCAGAAGCCCTTGTTGCATATCCAGAGCTTCTCAGAATGGAGCTTGAAAGACTTGATTCTCTTCAGTCCGCTATCTGGCCCATGACTCAACACCGAAAGATTGAAATGGACGACGGAACGCAGGTAACTGCTGAGCCAGACCTAAAGGCAATCCAGCAGGTTCTTTCGATAATGGACAGACGCTCAAGACTTCTTGGCATGGAACAAACAAATCTCAACATACAAATGGATGTCAATTCGCAGGTTAATGTTAGGTCTACGCTTTCTGGCGTTATAGATGTAAGTACTACAAGTCAATTCTCTCCTGAGTCAGAAGCCCGTAAGCTCTTGGAGATAATGGGCCGAAGCGGTGTGTTGCCATCGGATGTGATTAACTCAATACTTGATGAACCTGCAATAGAAGATGGAGAGATAATAGATGCTGAGGAAACCGTATCTGACGGAACTCAGGCATAGGCCCGTATCTCTTGTAGTCAAGGAAGTGGATAAAGTGGAGAGAAGCATTGCCAAAGGATTTCTTAGTGTTGGTAATAAGTTCAAAGGTTTGAGTAAAAACAAAGAACTGCCAAAACTTCATGTTCATGATGTAGTTTTTATATCTATGAATGAACCCAGACTGCCCAGCGAAGAAGAGTACGAGATTCAGGACAACATCCAGGCCGCCGTTGATGGTGTGATGAAGATGGAAGAACTAACCCGTAAGCCAAACACCGGCTCTAAGCCCGGTCTACCAGCGAATAAGCAGGTATTGATTAGGGCAACAGATGAAGACCACGAAAGATGGAAGACAGCTGCTGCAGAGCTGGGCATCTCTCTTGCTGAGTTTGTTAGAGATGTATGCAATAAGGCTGCCGGAACAACAGAGTGCCAACATCCAATGGAACAAAGAAAGATTTACCCGTGGATGCAGAGATGCATGAAGTGTGGGAAGAGATTAACCGTTTAATAAAACTTAGTATTGATTACATTTCCTTCGATGTCACTCGAAGGTGTATTTTTTGTTCTTATTAGAACTCGCTTTAACCATCTATCGGTTCCGTCGTACCTGGCAACAAAAGGCTTGCGTCCATGCACTGCCATATTGTTATTGATGAGCATCAAGTCACCCGTATCAAGTATGTAGTCAACCACTGACTCTCGAATAGCTTTTTTTAGATGAACCAAAGCATGCGCAGCTTCGTCTGTTGTGCCTGTCACGAGTGTTTCGTCGTACACGAGATGCCACTGACCATCTGTATTGTTTAAAACCGTAATTGGTATTGAGGCATCCTGTTCTCCTTCAAGCATGAAACTTGGGTCTAACGATGTCAAGAAGTTCGGCTTGCACAGCTCATTGATTACATGCTTATCAAGCTTTGAAACCACATCTGCAGCTTCAGAGATGGTCGTAATGCCCGTGGGGTCTCCACGAACACAAAGCAAAACAACGATGTCCGGCTTGTATGGATGAAAAGCTGTTTCCGTATGCAAACCAAGCTCAACTTTGGAACTACTTGATATTTGCATGGCCTCGGTTTGTTTTATTGGGAATATGTTCTGAACAAGAGAACCTTTTTGTTCTTGCTGGTAACCGATTGGTTGGCCAATCGAGCCTGCATATTCAAGAAGCTTCTCATCGCAATCAGTAAAAAGCTCTGAATCAACATCAAGTGATATCGGAGTGGGCGGTATTGAGCCCGTAATAAAGTTCTTGTATATCGAAACAGCTTTATTCATTTTCCTTAACCGCCGAGACACTCATCATTCCGCCTTTTTGCAATAGTAGGAATATTAGCTCTTCATCAGAATGCATAGATGTAAGGATGTCGTCACTTAGGCGGTTCACCTTGATTGTGAATGTCTTCGTCTTGTTGTTCTCCGGCATAGTAACCAAGCTCCTCTTGTTGCATTTTGAAATCTTGGTACTGTGCGTACCCGTAGTCTGCTTCCTCGTTGCTTACGTTGCCCATTTCTAACTCCCTGCATCTTCTACTTGTTCCCACTCAAGACCGTCTGGTCCTGAGCGGAATAGCTTCCTAACCCCGTCAACCATACGCCAGGTCCACCCCCACCTGCAACAAGGCAATTCGCTATCAGGGTCAATTGCAAAGTGGAGCGGCTTTCCAAACCTGCTCATAGCCCTAGGTAGCACTGACCATAAACGAGCAGTGCAGTCATGGCACAAGCAGATGTAACCGTTAACCCATGTGTTGGTTAACCAGTACTGAGATGTGTCATTGAACTCTGCATAGTCGCCACTTGCGTCAAAGCACATGCCACCAATGATTTGTTTGTACCCGTCCTCTTTGTAGCGTTCTGGCATAAACAGGAGGATTGGCCGGTGGCATTCGTCGCATACATGATTGTCATGTTGGTCTGTGTTTGTTACCGACATATCAGCCTCCGGGCATTTCGTCGTACTTAGGGTTAATCATCATGTCATTGATATGATGCGGCTTCAATACAAAGCCCATAGCCGGATTGTCACTCTTTGGTGCGAATGGCGTAAATGTGTTCTCGTTGAAGTCCCCAGAATTCATGTTTATGAAATTGCGAAGACGTTTAACCGAGACGATAATGAACGATTCACCAAGAGTGAACTGATACACCCACCATTTGGCAGTGGTGATGTTTAGTCCGCTTGCAACCCAAACTTGATTTTGGTCTTGGTCAAGCTGTCGTCGTGGATTCTGGTATAGCTCAACAGCCATGTTCCCATTCCTAAACCTGTCGGTCTTTACTTCAAAGTCTCCTTGCTCAAGTGATTCGAGGAAGTCTTTAATTACAGACTCACCCATATGCCCGTAGGCTAAATCGTTTGAGAAGTTGAACTTCTTTGATGGGATGTCAGCATTACTCATTGCTTAGCCTTGCTCTTTGGTGGCTTCGCTGGGTCATGGAGTGAAACTCCATAGATTTTGCGGAACTGGTTGAGGATTGGCTTTACAGCCTGTGGCGTGCCATGGGTGTAATAGACAGGACCATGGATGCTTGGTGGTGGTGTGATTTTATATCCAGTGCTTCCCTTGTGTTCAATAATGAATCCAAGAGCTGAGAGCTGCCTGAACAGCTCTTTGACTACCTTATTGCCGTGATTCCTTGATGCCATAAGCTTCCTTTTTATGTAGGTGTATTTAATTGGGTTGACTGAACTATACAGGGGGGATTTTATTTTGTCAACATTATTTTTGGGGTTGATTTATTGCCCGTGAGCATTTATATTGATTCAGTAATTAATGCCGAAACGAAAGGGACAAGATGAGCGAATACAAGAAGCTCGTTCAAGGCAATACCAAGCGTGGCCGGAAGCCATTGCCTGCAGATGAAAAGCAACGACGAATTGAATTGCAAAAGGAACAGAATCGACTGCGACAGGAGGCACGCCGTAGGGCCGCACTTGTTTTGCAACATCGCTACTCTGATGAGTTTGCAGGTCTGTTCTCAGTTGAGCTTGAGTCGTTAAAGACTTCAAAGAACAAGATAAGTAAGTAACGATTGGGTAGTCACCTGGCATTAGTGGGAACGATGTACAGGTGGTTGTCCATTCAGCCCTCGTATCGGCCCACTCTTATAAGGTGTAGAAACCGTAGTTGGTGACACGTTGGTTCAAATCCAACCGAGGGCACTATGAACAAAAACAAAAACCCAAATAACTACATGAAGCATGGCGGTAAGCCATATGTGATTCTTTGCTATGCGAAGATGAAAGATGGATGGTTCACCCGTGAGCAGTATTTTAATTTTCAATTGAACCGTCGTGAGTGGATGAAGGACATTGACCGAACTATGGAAACATTAGAGAGGAATGACTTTATTGAAAGTCGCATTCTTAATGGTGTGTCTTTATACAAAATCACCGAATGGGGTAAGTATGCATTGATTGCTCTTGGAGAGACACATCGCAAGAAACATATTGATGCAAAAGCTTCAAACATGCGGTCAAACGAGCTAAAGTCTCGCAACAAAGCCAAACAGAATGAATGGGAATATGACGCGCTGGATTAACGAGATGAATGCTGCCGAAGCAATATACGAAAACAAGAAAATGCGTATGTGCGTGTACTACGGTTTGCTTGTCAAGCAACGTCGAGCTAGTTCATTTACTCTTGATGATGTTCTGGCGCACAACTCTGTGATGTTTGAGGATGGCAACGAGTTAGCGACCTTGCTATCTGAGCTGACATCCCGTGGGGTGTTTGAACAAATAGACAAAGTCGGACTAACTAAGTGGCGTCTCTCATCTTTTGGTTTGCGTGTTGCACCGTTTCTAGGTGCGCACGAAATGGCTAACGCTAATTAGCTTCTAAACCACTTGGTGAGTCGGCCAAAGAACGAAGTCTTGGCAATTGCTTCACGAACATCCTTGAGCTCTTCAATCACAACTTGAAATTCTTTAACGTCTTGTTGTGTTGGCTGAGGGATACTTGCAAGCTTCTCCTGAACTGGCTTCTTTTTTGGTGCAGCCTTCTTCGGAGCAGCCTTTTTTGCAGCTGCTGGCTTCTTCTTGTTTGGTGCTTTCTTTTTCTGTGTCATAGGGCAAATACTAGTCAGGTGATATCGCTCTGTGGTGTAAGTGCTACCCGTGCCGGATTTTAAGCTCTAGCATTGGGTCGTGGAGAACGACTACGACAGCAGAATGCTCAAACTGGCTATGGTTCTGGCTACCGCTGTAGAGGCCAAAAACGAGATGGTCGCAGAGAGCGGGATAGGCGAGGACATAAATCAGGTCCTATACGGCTGGCGAGGGTCATCTCTCTGTGTCGTGTCTCAGATGACCGACGCAGTACAGCGTAAGACGGCATACGAGCGCTTTACAGCCATCTCCGACGCAGTTGCCATACTTCGACAGGGCTGGGGCGTAGATGCTATCTCAATGGTCGCTGAGGGCTATGTCAGTTCTAGTCCAGCAGACACAGACGGAAAGAGCCTTGCCAAAGAGTTCGCTATAGGCAATAGGGCAGTAAACGAGTGCATAACAGTCACCCATGTGCAAAATGACGAAGTCTCATTTGTCAGCAAGGGATACTCCTATGATGTGCCAAGAAAGATGGTGTGGCACGAGGAAGTGTTCGTACCAGGCAGAATGATGGTGCGCAACGAGGAGAGTATGTATCCACTCCTATTCCACACAGCACTAAGGCTTCCAGTTGAGCAACCAGATGACGAGGTCATGTGGATAGCGTCAGACGACTTCTACGGTGCGCTTGTATTTGGCTTACTTGCTAAAGGCTTCTCGACTAGGTCATTTGTTTAGCCCGTAGCCACTTTCGCTAGGTGGGATAATCTTTTGCTAATCTAATCTCGTTGGTGAGGTTTTCTATTTCCTTTCTCCTCACTAATGCTTCGTGTGGCGCTTTATTAGTGACAACCAAGCGACGGCAGGCGTTCGGGGTGGTACGCCTGCCGTCAAGGTTTAGCAGTTGGAGAGAGTGCCGATTATGACACTCTCTCCATCTACTGCTACTTGCTACTTGGTAGGTATATCTGCTGGCTAGGCATAATGAGACTGCCATATATCTCATAGGTATCGTCTATGGCTCGGCGTGTATTGCCTTCGCATAGGGCGTGTACTAAGCCCGTAATCGTATCGCCTTGCGATACCAATACTGGACTACTAGGGCAAGTGTATCCACTCTCTCTAGTGAAAGAGTAGATACCTAGTCCTAATCCTACTGCTATGAATACTGCCATTATTCTTTTCATTGTGTATCTCCTTGTTAGTTGCTTGTGATTACACCTTAGGGCATAGGTGGAACTATGTCAAGCATTGTCTCTCTCTGTCTCTCTGTCTCTCTGTCTGTCTGTCTGTCTGTCTCTATCGGGTATGGGTGGCGGATAGGTAGCCCATAGCGATAGTCAAGGCACAAGGCAAGGCAAGGGGCAAGGCACAAGGCAAGGCAAGGGGCAAGGCAAGGCAACAAGGTAAGGGGCTAGGCGAGGCAAGGCATACAGGGCAAAAAAATAGCCACCTAGCGAGGGGTGCTAGGTGGCTATTTGTAACGCTTGACTACTTGCTAAGTAGGTTATTCCACTCTGTCGC